TGGTATAAGTAACAGGTAGAGACAATCAGGGGAGCTTATGTTTAACAGAGAAGTACTAGAAAATCGTATACAAAACGGTTGTTTGGCAGCAATCGGCACAGCTCCGATCATTGGTTTGGCCTCATACAAAGCACTGGAGGATCTTCGGCTCGAGCGAGACATGCTCAAAATCCTGAAGTTCACTCTGGTGGTCTCTGCCGTGTCAGGGGTGATTTGGGCACTATTCCCGTCATCCCGTCGTAAACCTTCTCAAACTGACGAAGAAGCCGTACGTGACTCTTACTCTCCGAAACTGCTGATTGCGATCAGCGAGTCTATGCGAGATGCCGAAGACGAACAGATTATGCGACTGAGTCGAGAGAAAGAGAAGAAAGACGAGAAGAAAACTTCGGTGGAGCCGTACCGACCTCGGTATGAGCGAACAGGGTATTCCGGATACATCGCCCCTAAGAGCAAGACCTTCTCGGAAGACAAAGAGGAAAAAACATCCTCCGGACTTCAAACGAGCAGACTCTTCTCCGGTAGCAGTTTGGAACGTAAGACCCTGTCCAATGATGACATTCATAAAGTTCTGTTAGCAGACACAGATGACGAGGAGTATTGATGACAACAAAAGTGGTTCTGGAATTGACGGTCAAGGAGACGTCAGTTCGTATCCGAGGATATGGGGAAGAGGCGATCATGGAGCACTCTCTGACTCACCCGCTGATGCAAGGCTCGCTGAAGTTTCAGTGTAAGCGAAAAGATCTGGCCGACGTACTGAAAGAATTTGCGGAGGGTTTGGACTCTCGCAAGAAAGATTTCGAAGGGGATGTTTCGTTGGTAGATGTGGGAAATGAGCTGGCCCGTAGCTCAACCGGCATCCCTTTGAGTGAAAAAGAGCAGAATGAACTGAAGACGTTACTCGACGGTAAATCCGCTGTAGAACAACGAGATGGTGCATTCCGAATAAAAATCAGTTAGTATAGCAGTGAAAACAGGAGGATTGACCCCTCCTGTTTTTATCCAGTATAATCATCCCATAGGAGAAATCTCATGCCACAACTTATTATCGGAATCAATGGTTTAGCACAGCACGGCAAAGACACGACGGCCAACGCCATCGCGAAGCGTTTGAATGACCGTGGGTTTACCACGGAGACTCTGTCCTACGCGATCGCCCTGAAGCACATCTCCCAGTACGTCTTTGACCTGGCTGATGACCATTTGAATACCAGCGCCGGTAAAAAAGAAGAAATCCCTGCCGCTCACGGCATGACCCCCCGCAAGATCATGCAGCTGGTGGGTACCGAGTCCTTCCGTGACGTATTCTGGCCGGAAATCTGGACTGAATTTTTAGATCGTCAGATCGCCAAATCCTCAGCGGATGTCATTTTGATTCCTGACATGCGTTTTTCTAACGAACTCATTCACGTACGAGACCAAATGCCGATGACTCACGATTGTGACACGGTACTCGTGAAAGTGACTAACCCACGCGTGGGACAGATTGTCCCCACCCCGAAGAACCTCTGGCAACGTATCCAAGTGTTCTTCGGTAAGTCCCTGGCCCATCCGAGTGAAATCCCTCAGCCTGACAGGCAGTTCGATGACGTGTTCCAAAACGATTCGACGCTGCAGATGTACGAGCTGAAGATCCGCCAGTGGACTGATGCCGATATCATTCCGAGACTCCACCATGCTTAATCTACAATCCAAGAGCCCCCTGTCGGGGGTTCATCTCTTCAATAGTAAAACATATCCCGAGGACGTGGGAGTATACTGGCGAGGCCAAGAGCCTATCGCCTTTGAGATCGATTACTCCGACGAACCTGAAGCTTTCCCCAATCTCCTCGACCACGTGTACAACTCCTACGAACTCCTTGAATGCCATCGCATCGGCGAGATCCTGATCAGTAAAATCCAGTGCGGCAAGACCTTCTACGCAATCTGCGATGGTGACACCCTTGTTTTTAGCCACAAAAAGCCCGTGTTTGAAGACCAACGAGTGGACCGTCCATCGAATTTGGTGGTGGCAGTGCATGAGACGTTGATCGCCCAGGCGCTATTGGCCGTGAGTTTCTCTCCGGTAGATCTGGCTTGGTTGACTGGGGAAAATACAATAGGGTTGTACGAGGAAAGAATCTGGGAGTATGCCCGTAAGCATCTCCCAGTCCATTAAGGTTTCTTGTTACTGATGTTCGGCGTACTCAGTCCTTTGATAGAACCGAAGTAGTAACCGACCACTGACATCCACGCCGTGCTGAGCGAACCCAGCATGATGTTGACGATATTGATACTCTCTACCGGAATCGGATGGAAGAGCATCACACAGATAATCCCAAAGAGTCCTACGGTGATAGCACCGGCTAGGACCGACGGGGTCTTATCATGCAGCGCCTTCTCACGGGCCCGGGCATCTGCGACGTCGAGTAAATCCGTCTTGATGCCCAAATCCGACATCGCCTTCTGAAACGCCACATCTGCATGAATGATCTTCTGCAGAACGTCCGGCGTCTGAATGGCGATCGCCCCCTCCAGTGCCGTAGTCTGATCTTCCAGAGTCCCGGTCGTTGGTAGTCCCAACTGATCGCTCAGAAACTTGACGCCTACGCCGGCCAGCGGCCCCTGTAGAGTACGCCCCAGAGTCGGGGCGATTTGTTGAACTAAGCTCTGCCAATCAAAGGACATCATACACCTCAGTTACTTCGGCAGCCCCCGCTTTGTATTGATCGACGAGCCGCGTGAAGGTATCTTTCATGTGAGTCACTGCTTGGTTCTGCAGCACGCTGGTATCACAGAGGATAACCGCTTCGTGGTACAGACAGTAGCGAGACCCGAAGTTGGACTTCTTGTCGGGATTGTAGACCTTCAACTTCCCGAGATCCGGGAGAAAAGCTACCCCGACATAACCGGCCAACCCACCCTGAGAATCCTTCTCATAAATGAAGATGTTGGCAGGGAGATCACTCCCCGCCTTCACTTCTGCTTTCACCTCAAACTTTCCCTGGTTGAAGCGTGTGCCGATCACCAGGCCATTAGGCATACAGAATTCTCCACCAGAACTGCAGACTGAACGAGTCAACCTTCGGTACTGCACGGAAGGTTTTCAAGTTGAACATATCCCCGGAGTCCTTGAACAGGCCCACTTCTGAGATAAACTCGTCGTTGGCTTCATCCGGTCCGAGCACGAAGTCGATCGTCAGGAAGTCCTGGGAATCGGCCGCAGTACTAGGCGTGATGTTCAGGTTACGGTTGTACGTCATGATCGGGTTGTACAGGTCATTACGCAGGTTATCAACACGGATCGGCTTACGGCCGGCCGCGTCGTAGGTCCCGCCAGAACCGATCTTGAAAGACGAGATGATGTTCGGTCGAGCGTCGACGTCATAAAGGAACGTCAAGTGCTCACGTTTGGCTGCACGCATGATTGCGTTCGGATCGTTGTCCAGAACTCTTTCACGCGTACCGTCCAGGTAGATCTTGTCGATAGTCAGGAAGCCTTGGGCGATCTGAACTGGTTCGTTTAGTTTAATCATCAGTATTCCTTAATCTCTTCTAATGTAGGCTTTCAAATCGCCGCCGAAGTTACCACCACGGTTGAAGTTCAGCATTGTTCCGCCGCGTCCGTCTTGATAATGTCCATCCTGCACGGAGCGGGCATCGACGATCGCTGGGTTGGCCAGGTAGGTCTCACGCGTAATCGGGGAAGAGCCTGGGCGTTCCTCGAAGTCCATCGTCATTTCGATCGGGTCACCGTCATCAACCGGGAAATACGTCGGCATGATAGTCGTCGTTTCCACAATCAGGGATACTGACCAGCAATCCATGTAGATTTCACACAGCAGCAACTTGAGGGTTCCTGGGAGATCTGCCAGCTTCGGCACGTACATCATCCCTTGGTGACGCGACAGGATCGGCGGCACGTAGTTCTCGCTGTACTTGAAGGTGAAGACCTTCTCGAGGTTCGGGTCGTAATCCTCTGCCGTGTCCGTGGTATCTCGCAGGATAATGTCCGAGTACACTGTTGCGGCGGTCAAGTTGTCTACCCAGATCGGGAGCGTCCCTTTGACCAGCAACGCTGCAGTGGCTTGTCGATTGATTTTAACCAACTTGGCCTTCAGCTCATCTACGTGGCACAGGTAAAGTGGCACGATGTTGCGGGTATCCAGGGTAATTGGCAGGCCGTCCTGGTTCAGGTACGTGCGAGTACCACCTTCAGAAGTAGCCAGCTCAGAACCACGGTACGAACGCATCCCGGTTGAACGAGTACGAACGACGACGTTGGTGCCACGGGACGCCATCAACGGATCCATGCGGTAGATATCTTCCTGAATCCCCTCGTTCGCTTCATCGACCCAACCACCGATCCCGGAGAGTGGGCGTCCGTCAGCGTTAATGCCGCGGAACTCACCGTCTTTCGGGAAGTCGCCGACCATCTGCTGCATCAGCTTCGGGGTCTGGTAGCGGTTGTAGTAGTTCGTCCCACGGTCGAAGATCGTCGAGCGGTCTCCACGGACGAAATCGATGATGCGACCTTCGTAGATCGTGTCTTCGATCTCCACCAGCTGCCCGATCGTCAAGTCATCATCGATGATGTTGATGATTTCGTCACCCATCGGAGCTGCCCACACGAAGATCGGGTAGGTATGACTCGGGCGGGCCCGGAAGATTACTTCAGACACCGTGTAGTAGCCGGCCAGTGAGATCCCCGCTTCCTGGAACAGCACCATGAAGGTGTTGAACTTCAGGTACGTGCTCATCAGCCAGTCCATGTCGGTGTTCGGCGTGACCGCCGGGTACTGGACACCACCAGTCAATTCCTTAGGAATGAAGGTGTTGTACCACCACTTGCCGTCCTTCTGATAGTCCTTCACGTTAACCCACGAGGTCAACTGCTGGCCTTCCGTCAGCTGATCCCCCACGGCGATGTCTGGACGGAAACCATACGGAATGTCATAGAAGTTCTGAGCGGTCAGGACTTCCCAGTGACCGGTGATTGGGTTCTGCAGGACAGACAGCACGGACTCCGTGGAGCGGGCGGTCGGGATCCCCAGGGCCAGGTTAACGCCGGCAATGGTGTAGTCGATGATCGGTCCGTGGGAGTACAGGAAGTACAGGCCGTCAACGAAGTCCTTGTAGTTCCCGATCGCACGCTCCTTGGTCATCCCTACACATTGGCCGTACTGGGCGAAGATGATCCCTTCATCGATCT